CGCTATTTGCTATTAATCCCAGCACGCTGATGCAATATCCGCTGAATAATAAAGCCAGCGAGATGATGTTAGCCGGACAGGTAAAAGCTCAGCCAATCAATGTGATTCAGATTGATGACCCGAAAAACCCGGGGCATAAGATGAGCCTGACACCTTTTATTGAACGCGCAAGTAAACTCTGCAACTGATTGATTTTTAATCGGTAAATAAGCGCGCTTCACTATAAGCGCGCTAAACTCTTTCAGCGCCTGCTGCTAGTCGACAGCTTTTATTAGTGAAAGGCTGCATTCGGATTTCTGCCATCCCGATCACAAAGTTAACTTCTTCCTTTCAGGCCGATAACCTGTGGCTGGAAATCCCCTTTAGTTTGGCTACTCTTTAAAGGGCAAGGCGACACCGCCTGCAAATAATGCCAACTTTTAGCGCACGGCTCTACCAGAGCCATTTCCCTGGACCGAATATAGGAATCGTATTCGGTCTTTTTTTGTTTGGGGTTTTAAAACAACGACTTAGAGTAAAACCAACTACTTAACACACCCTCTGTTCTACCCTATACTCCCTCTTTAGACACCTTGTAGTCATTCCGTAGTCACTGGTTCTAGCTTATACAGTGGGTTTAAATTAATTGCGTCCTCTAAATGATCTGGTGCGAAATGCGCATAACGCATAGTGACTCTAATATCGGAATGCCCGAGGATGCGCTGCAATACAATTATATTACCTCCACCCATCATAAAGTGGCTGGCGAAGGTATGGCGCAGCACATGGCTCATTTGTCCTTCTGGTAATTCTATTTCGGCTATCTTCAATACCCGATAAAACTGCCGGTAACATTCATCAAATATTTTATCTTCCCTCGCTATCAGCTCGTCATATAACTGCTGGCTAATGGGTACGGTGCGATTCTTTTTGCCCTTTGTTTTCACAAAAGTGATCTTATTTGGGGAAAGCTGAGAGGCGCGGATTGTCGCCGCTTCATTCCAGCGTGCGCCGGTGCTAAGACATATTTTAACAATGAGTGTTAGTTCAGGGTTAGCGTGACCACGGCAGGCGCGTAGCAACCGTTGAATCTGTTCATCAGTAACCCAGGCCATTTCTCTTTCCGGCACTTCAAACTCACGAACATTCTTGAGGGGGTTAGGGTAATTAACTTCGCCGAGGCGCTTGAGTTCGTTAAATACTGCACGGAGAAAAGCGTGCTCACAGTCTACCGTACCGATCGACACCTTCAGCGACTTGGCGCTGGTCTTGTAGCCGTTCTGGATTTCGCCACGCAAACGACGGTCACGATAATGCGCCCAGTCTTTGGCGGTTAGCGCAGAGGCTACCGGATCGCCCAAGCCACGACAGATAATATTGAGCTTTCCCAGGCGGCCTTTTTTGTCATTTAGAGAACAACCATGCAACTTGTACCATGCGCGCCGTCTGTACCGTCACCCGGTCAGCCACAGGCCGCACGTCTTCATCATTCAGTGCTGCGCTGACGGCGGCCAGCAGCTCAGCGGATGCGGTGCCATCGCCGGTGCGTGACAGCACGCTGACGGTAATTTCTGCCGGTGCCGGACTGATCACCGACGCATCGGCTACATTGCCGTCTGCGCTGAGAGCATGGAATTCGTAAGCGCCCGTCGGACCCGCCACGCTCATGCCTTCAAATGCAGCGGGAATGCGCTGGCGTAAGTCGGCATTACTTTCCATCACCGCCGCGACCGGCGGCACCGCCTCATCATCAGCCGGGGTGATCACCAGCCGGGCAACGCCATTGTTTGCGGCCAGCTGATCCAGATCGCCATTCATCGCGTAGGCCACCATTACCGCCTGTGCTGCCTCGTTAACCCGCTGGCGCAGGATAAACTCGCGATATGCATTTTCCTGCAACAGCTTGACGACTGGCTCAGATTCCAGCGCCAGCGTGCGGGCAACCGCCGCCTGCTGGTCAGTCGGATACAGTGAAATCAGTGTGGCTTTGCGTTCTTCCAGAAGGATTTCATAGTCCAGCTCCTCGACCACGCTTGGCGCGGGTAACTGGCTCAGGTCGATAGTTGCCATAGTGTCAGCTCACCGGAATAGTCAGGGAAAAGCCCGCCCCGGAGTCAGCGCGGTTGCCGGTGATTTCCACAACCAGGCTGCCATCAGCGGCAGTTTCATAAGAAATAGCGGTCAGCTGTACGCGCGGTTCACATTGCAGGATCGCCATATAGCAGGCCGACATAATTTGCAGACGTAGCGCCTCGTTTTGTGGCTGGTCAATCAGAGCGGAAAGCAGTGAGCCATAGGTGCGACGCATAACCTGCGTACCGATCGGTGTTATCAGAATGTCGCTGATGGACTGGCGGATATGGCCGATATCAGCAATCTGCAAACCGGTATCACGATTCATGCCGAGGTATTTTGCATTGCTCATTTGATACCTTCCGTCATATCGCCGCCGCGTTGAACGCCGCCGTGGTCATGGTTATCAACCTGCACGCTGTTAGAGGTGAAGCTGCCGCCGGTATGGGTGATATTGCCGCGCATGGTGCCGCCTTCAGTCAGTTCAAACGTCGCGGCTTTAAGATGATTTGTGCATTCAACAAGCGGGGTATCGAGGGTGATTTTTTCACTGGCGTTAACCAGCACCACTTTGGTTGCGACGCTGACGGATTCTATTGCCTCAATAGTGGCGGTTTTCATACCGGTTGCGATCAGTGCGCCGGTAGCTGGTTCATACTCGATCACCGCACCATCGGGAAAGGTAAAGTGAACCGCATCAGCAGAGGCAGTCGGCGCAGGGAAGTCATCAGAGAAAATGCCGGTCAGCACAAAGGCGGAATCCAGCTCGCCGCCAAGCGACAGAATCAGCACCTGTTCATTAATCGATGGCGCACGCCATGAGCGCACATTGCCCGCACTGCCGGTTAGCCAGTGCAGCCAGTCGGTGGTATTGCCGCCGGTCAGCACGCGACAAAGCCCGCTGTTCAGATCGATATCTGTTACGGTTCCGATACGGATTAGGTTGCGCAGCAGGCGCTGAGTTTCGGCATTATGTTCAGAAGTTTTCATGATATGAAGAATGCTTAATCCGGCCGATTCATTCAACGAGGGTTCAGTCTGTGGGGTGCTACACAACGAATTTTTTTGTTGCTTAATGCTTGATGAAAAGTAATATTAAACTTACATCATTGTTGAAAGGAGTTATTTATAGTGGCTGGTGATATTTCATTGGTGGTCGGAAACGGCTTTTCATTGTCTTTTAATCATTTTTTCAATCCGAAAGGTTTTACTAATACTCAGGAGCCACTCTCATGGAACATTTTAACTCCGGGGAAGGATTCGCCATTAATAGATGATCTCTGTAACTTTAAGGAGTTTTCTTTAGCGCGAACCAATGAGAGTGATTTTGATGTATTTAAGAAGATTGTTGATGCGCATAGAGCAGAGGCATCAAATGAAAAAATCAAGAAAGCCAGATTAGAGTGCAGGCATTATCTCACGTTAGCATTTTCAAGGTATTCTCAGGTTCAAAATAAATTACTTAAAGATTCTTGGTCATGGTATAAGTGGATAAGTGCACATAGATATAGAATCCTATGTGCATCTTCCTTTAATTATGATTTGTTGTTAGAAAACATATTTAGGAAATTAAGAATTCAATACTCTGATGGTACTGAGCCTATGCAAAATAGAAACACAATTTTGCATAAACCACATGGATCTTGTTGCTATGACATGCATCCAGGTATTATCAGCGTTGCGGATCGCACGTACCCATTAAAATATTATATTGATGAGAATGATGCACCTTTCATAAGCTTAAAGCACGCTAATCTTATGACATTCAGAGTTATGCCTTTGTGCGTCATACCTAATGGAAATAATATCTACAAAACTTATCATTCAATGATGCATCATAACCAAAGATTAAATGATAAGCTAAGATTGTCATCCTATTGTGTATTTATAGGTATTTCTTATATGCCATGTGATAGAGAGGAGATTAACAATATGCTTTCAAATCTAAAAAAGGATTGCCTTGTAATTATCGCTAACCCAAACCCATGTAATGATTTTATTAAAAAAGTTGAATCTTTTGGCTTAGTTTATGAAAAGTGGCAATCCTTCAATGGTCCAGTCGATGAGAATGGGAAGCTACGATTGATTTGATGCTATTAATATCTAAGTATTTTAATAAGTAACATTTCAATTAACTCAATATTATTATCTTTTAAACCCAATAATGGCCGGGCCTCATACCGCACATCCTCAGCCCCACGCGCAGGCCGATCCCGCAACCCGTAATGATGCACCCGCGCCATGCGCTGCACTCGTCCTGCAAACTCCACGGTGGCATCGTTCGCGGTGCCTCTGGCCTTCATATACTTTGCCGTCCGCAATTTGGCGAACATCTCACGCCGGACGCGGCCTTTCTTGCTACGTATGGCCTGCGCCTTACGCGGCTTAAACGGCGTGCCGTCTGGTGCCTGCTGGCGCTTGATATTCTGCTGCTGACTGGCGCGCAGCTTGCGGGCGATAGCGCTGGCCATCTGCCTGCGTGCCTGCGGTGAAAGGTTGTTAATCAGCGCGGAGAGCCGGTCGATAAATGGCTGTAACTCACTCATAGCGTTAACTCGCTGACCAGCTGGCCGCCAGCATATATCTGGTGCGGCCGCTCGGCATTGTCCGGCAGCGGTGGCTCACCGGCATGGGTGACGTGCAGCGCGCCGTCGATATTCTTAACAATCACCCGTTCCGTCAGTTGCAGTTCAATACTGATATCACTCAGTGCATCGCTGATCACATCCGACTGAAACACAAAGCCGCTTTTGCGTTTTTCTTCGGTCGCCATAATATCCGGCTGATTCTCCCGCAGCCACGCCAGCACCGGCACCATCAGCAGGTCAACGTCACCGGCGTAATCGGTGATTACCAGATTCAGCCGGTACTGGTATTCAAATGAAAGCGAGGCGGCCAGCGTGGAGACAATGCGCCCGTTATCGATATACACGGTCAGGCTGTCAGGGCTGCGCGCCAGCAGCGGTACGCTGCCGGTTAACGCCTGGCGAAGTTGTGCCGGTTTCAGCATCGTGTTGTTCCTGGCAGGTTTTGATGGTTTCAATCTGCAAACCGCACATCAGCAGCGCGATTTCGAGCTGGCGATTATCAGCGCGTAAATCACCTTCGGTTTTCAGGTCGTTGCCCGGTATCGAGCAGCTTGTTACCCTCGGACAGCCAACGTAAATAGTCTGCGGCGCTGGCAAAGGCCGGTCGCTGGTGCAACCTGATAACAGCATCAGGCAAAAGAGTACGGCTCCACTTTTGCAATGTCTCATCGGAATCAATCACCCTCTGGTCGTTAAACTGCCGCGTCAGGCCGAGCGAGCTGGCGGTGCCTAAATTCACCCGCAGCGCCAGCTCGCTCAGCTCACGGTTACTGGCTTCGCTTTTCAGGCGGCCAATGGTCAGATCCCGGCTTTCAATCCCTGCCGACAGCGTGCCGATAACCCCCTGCGCAAGCTTCAGTTCGCCAGCCAGCTGCGTGTTGCGCCAGCCGGTAAAGGCCAGCGCCGCCAGTGCCAGCGCCAGTATTGCGATTAAGATGCGCGTCACGCTGCCCCCTTCAGGCACCAGGCCATTTCCCGTTCGCGCCGATTCTCCAGCCCCTGATTGCGCACCTTTTTCACATATATCCAGCGCGGCAGTTGCAGGCAGGCACTGCGCCATTCACCCCGGTTCAGCAGCCTGACCATCGTCGAGTTGCAGAAATTCCCCACGCCGATATTAAAGGCCAGTGAGATAGCGGCGTCGTAAATCTGATGCGGCAGCGTCACCAGCAGGCAGGCGGCCACGCCGCGTTCGGTGCGCATCACATCCCACAGGAAATTCAGCGCCGCCAGCTTTTCGTCGATAAAGCTTTTTGACGTCACGCCGCCGGTATGGCCGATGCCGTTAGTCCAGACGCCGCCGCAGTCCTGATAGGGTGCCAGCCGACAGCCTTCCGCATCGGCAATCAGCGCCAGCCCTTCGGCGGATACGTTTACCAGCTTCGCCTGCGGCAGCAGCGCGGCGATTGCCAGCACCGCCGCCACCGAACAGCGTTTAACGAATGTACTCATCGGCCACCCCGTCAGGCATCTGCTGCTGTTTCAGCAGCCGGTAGGTTTTGCGGCGGTAGTGCCAGTTGATAAAAAAGCTCGCCACGTTGATCACCATCGTTACCAGCGCAACCAGCGTGCCGGTCATAAAGGCGATGTCCTGCACCGAGTGGCGGCTCAGCCACATCATTAGCAGGCCAATCAGATAGCTGATGATTGAGCTGTTTTTTTCCATTGCTCAGTCCCACAGTTGGAGGGTGTCGCGCGTGGAGGATTCCGGCAGGTCGGGCAGCTCCACCGGCCAGCCGTGAGGCAGGATCACCCCCCGATCGGCGAGGCCGGTGTTTGCCGCGTAAACCATTTCAACCACCTGCTGCGTGCGCCCGTAATGGCGATAGCAGATGTCATCGACGGTATCTCCCTGCTGCGCATAGATAAGCATCAGAGCAGCCCGATAATGCAGGGGCGCTGACCGGCGATTTTCGCAATCATAAAGCGGGCGTCGCGCCAGTATTCATCTGCACTAGCCTCGATTTCGCTGGCGGTGCGGGTGCCGCTGGCGTCATAGCCGCGATAGCGTTCGACGATGGTTGCGGCGGTCAGCGAGCTGACGGCGGCAAAGTAGTGCGTCAGTTTGATGCTGACGCCGTCGATGGTTTCCGCCGGTACATCGGCCAGCGTTTTAAAACCGGCCAGCATCTGGCGTTCGCGGTAGTCATACAGCTCGGCATTCACTTCTGACATCGCCGTTTTGATGGCGAGGCGCAGGCGCGCGGCGGTCACGGTGCCTTCATAACGCAGGCTGTCGCGCAGGTTTTTCGGGTCAACGTCCGGCCAGAAAAAGGTGTTAATAATCGGCGGCTCGGCAGCGTCTGCCGGTCGCGGGGTCAGTCCATAATGTCGGTTTGTTTACCTTCACATTTTCCATTCCGCCACCGTGCTGCAAACTCTGATGGCGTCTGATAATTCAGTGCTGAATGTGGACGACACTCGTTATAATCCTGCTGCCAGTTATTAATGATTTTCCTTGCATGAACGATATCGCTGAACCAGTGCTCATTCAGACATTCATCGCGAAATCGTCCGTTAAAGCTCTCAATAAATCCGTTCTGCGTTGGCTTGCCCGGCTGGATTAAGCGCAACTCAACACCATGCTCAAAAGCCCATTGATCCAGTGCGCGGCAAGTGAACTCCGGCCCCTGGTCAGTTCTTATCGTCACCGGATAGCCCCGGAACAGTGCAATCCTGTCCAGAATTCGCGTAACCTGAACGCCTGAAATGCCGAATGCGATGGTAATTGTCAGACACTCCTTCGTGAAGTCGTCCACACAGGTCAGGCACTTGATCCTGCGACCGGTGGCTAGTGCGTCCATGACAAAATCCATCGACCAGGTCAGGTTGGGCGCCGCCGGGCGGAGCAGAGGCAGACGTTCTGTTGCCAGCCCTTTACGACGTCGCCTGCGTTTTACGCCCAGCCCGCTCAGATGATAAAGGCGGTACACGCGCTTATGATTAACATGAAGGCCTTCACGGCGCAGTAACTGCCAGATGCGGCGGTAGCCAAAACGCTTGCGCTCCAGTGCCAGCTCAGTGATGCGCCCTGATAAATGCGCATCAACCGCCGGACGCTGAGCCTCATAGCGGCAGGTCGACAGGGACAAACCTGTAAGCCTGCAGGCACGACGTTGCGACAGACCGGTCGCATCACACATAAACTCAACGGCTTCCCGCTTCTGGTCTGTCGTCAGTACTTTCGCCCCAGTGCCACCTGAAGTGCCTCCTTATCCAGCATGGCTTCGGCAAGCAGCTTCTTGAGTCTGGCGTTCTCTTCCTCAAGCAACTTCAGGCGCTTAACCTCGGGTACTTCCATGCCGCCATACTTCTTGCGCCAGGTATAAAAGGTGGCGTCGGAAATGGCGTGCTTGCGGCAGAGCTCACGGGCAGAAACCCCGGCTTCAGCCTCGCGGAGAATACTGATGATCTGTTCGTCGGAAAAACGCTTCTTCATGGGGGTGTCCTCATGTGGCTTATGAAGACATTACTAATATCGGGGTGTACTAATCAACGGGGAGCAGGTCAGCGTGTCTGCATGTCAGTGAGCGTCTGTATTGCTGATTTCAAATAACTCGCAGCTTTATTTGCCCTGTCTTGGTAATCTCTGGTTGAATAAGCCAGCTGCACAACGCAGAGCACCAGAGCGAACCAAATCAGATTGCGCCAGTTATTTGCCAGCCACATCATTGATCCAGCTCCCAGCAGGTTAACTCTGATTCCTGATTCCGGCGCTCGACCTGACCGTAACTGCCATTCGCTTGTCTTTTGGTTAACCGGCAGTCGCGGCCACAGTCATGCACCCAGCGTTTTATATCCGCGCAGGCTCCCTTACGATCGCCAGCATACCGGCTGACGCACAATGGGGAGCAGGTCAGGAAAAGTTGAGGCAGGTGATATCAAATCGGTATGGCTGGATAATCCCGAGTTTCCGGGTGCTAAGAAAAGCATTGACACATTACTCGATAAAGGACTGGAACTTTGCGATTAAGGCATAGTTTACTGTAGACATTTTGTTCCCACTGAGTATCTAAAACTGTATTATTGAAAGAACTAATAAGTAATCGCCATTTTATATCGCATATTCAATGCGCTAAGCGCTACATGCAATCAATGAAGGCTGAGAATGAAAACTAATAAACACGTTGAGAACTTTAAGAGTAAGCACCTCCAGAATGGAGAAGCAGCTGTAGCTTGGGCTGAGGGTTATATCGGCAGATTGATGGGGCAGGGCAAGGATAAGCAGTACAATGGTGCTCTTATTGTTACTGATATAAGGGTAGCATTTTATCGAAAAGGGCTTTTGGGCGAGGTTATTGAAAATATTCCGTTGAAGGCAATAACTTCTATAGAGAGAAAATCTATACTCGGCCACAGGTCAATAAAGATGCATACCAGCCATGATGACCTCGAATTCAAAACCTGCAATAAAGAAGGCGAGGCTTTACTGATTGCTGCAATTGAAGCTGGTAGACATCTGAGCGCTAATCCTACGGCTTCGCAAACCATATCTACAACAGCCGATCCTTACGAACAACTGAAAAAGCTTGCTGAGTTAAAGGCCGCCGGAATTCTCTCTGAAGAGGAATTTCAGGATAAAAAAGCTAAAATAATGGAATTAATCTAACTTCAATCACATAGCAAAACCTTTTTCGAAGATTTAGACGCCAAACTGCGCCGACCATAGGGTGTAGACATAATGGCACCTAAGTGATTGATTTTAGGTGCCATTAAAGGTATTCAGTCTTTTTTTTGTTTGTTGATTTTAAGAGAAATTTTCATTTGTATTACGAAAATTCCTCAAATTACCAATATTCAGTTCAAACCAAATCATACCCGGCACTACGGGCATCCCGATATACTTTGGTATGGCTAATCAATCGCGAACATAAGCCGACAGGCTGCTCAGAACACTACGTTAATTTACTACTGACCGACCCACAAATCCCGGGAACAGCTTTCTGTCGACTTTTTTAAATAGGCTGAATGCTGGCGATATGAAGGGGGGTTTAGGCGAATAAACGTCCGGTGTTAGTGGGGAGTAAAGCGACTGACGATTAATCTAATGCCAGGCTATCAGAAAAATTGGGTGTAGTGACGTCATCTTAGGATGACATCGCTAACCCGCTGCCTGACTAGCGTCAGCCCTGACCTGTTCTAAATTTTCCCACTGCACAACAGCATAGAGTAAACCTGTACTTAAGTCGCTTGATCAGTTATATACTTTGATAATACTGTTCGTATATACAGTAATTATCAGGTTAAAGACTCATGGCAAGACAATACGAAATCGAAGCGGCGTTTCGCGCAGCGGTAAAAATTCTGCCGAAAACCGGGCGTACCATCACCACGGTGGATTTTGTTGCGGAGCTTGCGAAAGTGAACTGGCACTGGACAGAAAAGGAGGCTAATCAGTGGATTGAACAATACCAGGATCAGTTTAAGGATATCTCTACTCAGGAAGGGGAAAGCAGGACCTTTAGGCTTTTCAACGCTAATCACTGGAGGTAGCTATGGGATTCCCGTCACCGGCTGGCGATCATATTGAAAGGCGGCTTAACATTTATGACTTCATAGCAATCAATCCGGCAACGATGATGATTCTTGATGTCGGCGACAGGTTATTCATCGTCGACAGGAGCATTTCAGCCAAAAGCGGCAATAGAATTCTTTTTGAAGTGTTTGGTGAATCTCAGGTAGGGAAGCTGATGGGTAACAGCATCATCACACAGGAAGGGGAGGCATACGAAGGAGGTGTACTTGAAGAGGTAGAACTGCTGGGCGTCGTGACGTCGGAGATTCTGCGCGTGCATGAAGCGGAAAGGCCGACGATTTGATTTTGCGAAGCTATCAAGGAGCAGGCAAAAAATTTTCCGGCGCGTTGGCCGGATGGTCGATTGTGTTTTTTTATAAAACTTTTTTGTCAGCGGTGAAAGCGGACTATTCAGAAGACTAACTAATACCCATACCGATTACCGCATTCACCAGCCCGGCCGCAATCAGCACAAAACCGGGTATAAGAAAATTTTTATCCCTTTTTCGATAAAAAAGCGCAACCAGTGCTAATCCTACGGCAAGTAACGGGAATGCGATGATTAACAATGTTGACATGCTGCTTCCTTCACTGATTTTGTCTTTCGGACGATGACGAATATTATAACCTTAGCTAATCATTTGCACTGATGAATTGGATCGGTACTGGGAAAGTATTGGTTAGTCGGGGTGATGGCTGTTATTTATATGTGCCAGCTAAAGCAAAATAAATAATCAGAGCGGTTTGTTGCTCCCGGTGTACAAGTTGACACTGTAAACTGGACGGTTTATCTGGCAGCTATCTGGGTCTGGCTTCGGTACTTTATCGAATTCAGGCCTTTTAATTTCTTGAAGAAATTTAGGCATAAGTCTGGCGAAGAGGCTTTCTGACTTTGCATCATTCTTATGCCGGTTTGTGCCATCTTTTCAGGATAAGGCTAACTGAAAGGCTTAGCCATCAATATTTTTCCTTATCCTGACCTGTCAATATTCAGCCCTTGCGTAGGGCAGTTTGAATAATCTGAAGTGCGTGGGGCAAATTAAGAATGCCCTGAGTGAGTAATTGTAAGGTTAAATGCTTCAGGGCATCGGCTGGAAGATCCCTAAGTTTAGCAATCAATCCTTTCTGCTGTTCTTCCGGAATATTGGCAACGCGGATAATATCTTCGAGCGCAATGAGAGTGTCGTTGTGCAGGCGGATTGTTTGCACATCCAGTATCGCACCCAGTCCGCCATCATCTAAGAGAAAATCGATGCCTTTAGCGGTAGCCGTTATATTTTCAAGTATATGAAGAGGCCTGTCTTGGGGATTTACGTTGAGTTTTATCAAATTATGCTCGGCAAGATAGACCAGATTGGCGTGAAGTTTGCTCTGGGCTTCTGTATTGCTTATGTCCCAGCAAGCTTCGACTGAGGTATTGAGATAATAAAGAAAGTCTGCTGAATGCGGGTAAGCTCTCATGCAAGCGGTTAAAATATCGTTCTGTAATTGCCGGTCAAACTTATCCATGTGGGCCTCTTCCAATGTGTTTGTCGCAAGAGTAACCTGGCGACAGCTGCTCGCCTATCCTGACAGATGATCAGTGTGCAGCGTCTGTCTCGCACACTTTTAGCGTCAGGATTTATGCAACACGAATTATCCTTGATAAGACGGCTTAACCGGGGCGACAGGACAACATTGAGAATGTTCCGTGCCAGCTTTGCTGATTGAACGACTGGGCAAAATTGCACCGGCAACTGTTTCAGCTCAACTTACTGCCAAATTTATCTCTGCTGCCTACTTGTTAAACCCGATGAATCGGAGAATCATTGTGGTTTTTAATACTTATTGAGTAGGCGCTATGCTGCTGAGTACGGAAAGTGAGCGTAATAATATTGTCGATAGCCAACTTGCCTGCACGCTGGCCGCAGTAGCAGGCGCTTTAAATACAATGGCGTTCGAGATAGTGGGTTTTTTCTCCGCTAACATGACGGGAAATGTATCTTCGTTTTCAGACCATCTTGCCAAGGCGAATATATCGGCAGGAATGTTTTTTCTGTCGGTTTTATTTATGTTTATTGCCGGTGCCGCTTTTTCTACCATGATAATCAATGCCGGGCGTCGAAATAAAATCCGAAGCATATACGCAGTCAATATTCTGATTGAGGGAGCCGCGCTTCTCACGCTGGGTATTATTGAAAGCTGGTTCAGGCCTGAAGCATCAGGTTCTTTCTTAATCCTTAGCCTCAGTTTTTTAATGGGATTGCAAAATGCTGTCGTGACACGTATCTCAAATGCTCGCGTAAGAACAACGCATGTTTCGGGTGCTTCAACTGATATTGGTATCGAGCTGGCAATGCTCTTTGATGTGTTGCGCCGAAAGGAGTCACCGAAAGATGCTCCGATTTATTTAGAACGTCTTAAGCTTCACTTTTTAACTATTAGCTGTTTTTGCGCGGGAGGTGTAGCAGGTATCTGGTTCTATCATTTGCTGAGCTATAAATTTCTGATGCTAACGGGTGTCGGCCTGATGTGTTTAGCATTGAGGACTATATTAATAAAAAAAAGAATTCTCAGTCATTGAAACACAGGATTGGATGGTTGCGTTGTAAATGTGGCGGCCAGGCCCATGTCAGATTGAAGGCGATAACTCAGACCGTACAATGGGTATCAGTTTGTGTTTGTGATAAGGACTTTTTTGCCATCAGGGAAATGGGATTTATTCGTTGACTATAAGGTCAGCCTGAAATCGGCGGAAGATGACAGGGAGATCATCGAAAAATTACCAGGGGCAATGCATGAAGTGGCAGAGTGACTTCTCCTTCGTAGTGCACAACGTCAGGCGGCAAGTAAATGCTGCGAAGTTGGTTCAGCTGTTACCCGACTGGCGCCTGGCGGCACTGCCCGTCCATCTGGTCAGATTAAAGAGTCGGTATGTACCACACCGTATTACCGCGCTCTATAACTGGCTATATCAATGCTGGAATAACGCTTCACTGATTCATTAGCTGAATTGCAATAGCGTTTCGTAGATTAATGACCCGCTTTACGTCTTATATCAATCATCCTGATATAAAAGTCATAAAGCTCTGAGAATTGCTGTTTTTCCATCTGTTGCGGTAAGCTTTTACGTGACTTTCTCCAGTCATCGATGGGATCTTTGCAGCGGACAAAGGCATCATCAACAATAACTTGCGCGCTGAGCTCGCCATCAATAAATGGCAAGGTGTGGTCGTTCAGGCAGCGTATTTCTGGTGATTCAAAACTGCGGTTTTCAGCGAATGCTCCGGTTGACGCTAACACGGCGGCAAAAATAATCCATTTCATTATTCTAAGTCTTCATAAAATGCTCAACATTTCCGATGACTGAAGCATAAATTAACAGCAGCTGAATGTCACCCCTGGGATTCGCATCAACTTCTGTTTAACCGCAAGTCAAAAGTGGGGCTGGCTGGTATGATGTCACCTATACCGATCTTAACGCTGTAACCCTAATGCTTCCAATTGATGACATTTTCACGCAACTTCTCCGCTCACCTTTTCGTCAGCGCTTCCGTTTGGGCCGCGCTGAGTATGACTACTGCCTGAATAAGGGTGAACAGGCGATCAGAATACATGCGGCTGACTTTATCAGGCTGCGTTTATCACCGGCGATACCAGCCAATGATGGCAAGCAGACGCCAATGCGCGGGCATCCGGTGTTTATTGCTCAGCATGCCACGGCCACCTGTTGTCGTGGTTGCCTGAGCAAATGGCACGGTATTGGGCAGAATCA